ACAGACGTATATGGATTGGTAGGCTTAACCATTTCTGCGATGCGGGTGACACCATAGCTGTGAGTCTCAAGAACGGTGTGTTGGTAGTGAACATAGATCAAGCGATTGATCAGTGTTTCATTGACGATCACTTAACCACATTGGAAGGAAAGTAAATGGCTTGGGAAACAGTACCACGAGGGAGTGGTAGACCACAGAACAAACTTACCGATGAACAGAAGCAAGAGATACGTGAGGCTATCGAAGCTGATAACAAACGTATTGAATATGATAGGACGCACCGTTTCGTATTAGCTAAACGGCATCCGAGTCTAAGGCCAAGTGTATTAGCTGCACGATACAAGGTTACATACTCACAAATCAAAACAGCTACGAAAGGATTAGCATGATGGTTAAGCTGTATGAAATAAGGAAAGATATACCAGCACCAAGAAAAGATATTTATGGCTACGGTAAATGGCAACAACTTGCTGTTGATATGGAAGTGGGAGATAGTATTCTTGTTGATAACTGGTCTGAAGCACGTTCTATTCGGAGAGCAATTCTGAAACTTCACAATAAGCCTACTACAGTACGCAAAGAAGGTGATGAATACCGAGTGTGGATGATAGAACCGTCAACCTAAATATTATTTTATCGCCCCACTTTCGGGACGATGAAGCACCAAGATAATGCGAAGCTTGTACCCTACAAAGGAGTTAGGGTATGGGCGAAGCAATCTTTATTTTCCAAGACAAAGAAACTGAAATGGCAGTAGCCGTGCGCGATTGTGATGAAGCGTCGGCAATGCAAATGTTACATGCGACCTTAACATCCGAAATGGCACTTCCATTAAAACAGTTTGATGCTTTGGAGTTCGCCACATGCTTTGTGGCAGTCAACAAGAAAGGTCCATACGATGTATTGTTTTGCGGCGAGTTCGAGGACGATGCACTAGAGGACGTGGCTAATGTCTATGACTGTAAAAGCACGGGCGATGCGTTGGTGGTGACGCCAATGGAGTTTAACAACAACAACGGAATGACAAGTCCAACACACCTATGGGCCTTGAAACAATTCACTGTGCATTAAAAGGACGACTAAACAACTTCCGTTGTTGTATCATATAAGCAACAACAACTTAGTAGGAAAGGTAATCTACTATGCAATGGAAGGTAAGTGTCGAGGCAATTGTCAAACGAGTAGAAACAATCGACTATAAGATCGAAGCCAGAACAGGCGACGAAGCAAGGGCTAAAGTACTGGAACTATTTAATACTTGTCCACAAAGCAATGAGTCCAAGAACATAATGGGCTTAGATTTAATTGACTTTGAAAGTGTAGCTGAAGCTTAGATAAGCTTCCTTGTTGTAAGAAAATGTGAGGCTTGCCCATTGGGTGAGCCTTTTTTTATTTGACAACTAACACAACTAAAGTGTAACGATACCGACACAGGAGACTAGAAAAATGAAACTAGAATTTGATCAACGCATGTCACCTACGATTAAGAGGGGATGGTTCAAGCTTTATGATTGGCGACCTCGAATGTTTTGGTGGCGGGTGAGTTGCGTAATCAGAGTGAACCGTATCAGGCACAAGGACTACGACAAGATCACGACGGTATGTCGGGTGATTGATCAACAGTTTCCCCACTACAAAAGAGAGAGAAAACCAAGTGTTGTTAAGCACCGCATCAATCGTTTGCCTAGCTACTAATCTTTATTTTGAAGCTAGAGGTGAGAACAGGCTAGGGCAATACGCCGTAGCCGAAGTCACATTAAATAGAGTTGCAAGCCCTGACTACCCTGACGATGTATGCAGCGTAGTCAAGCAAGCTTACGTGGATGCCAATGGTAATCCGCGAAGACACAAATGCCAATTCTCTTGGTATTGCGATGGTAAATCAGACAAACCCAAAGACAGACGAGCGTGGTCTAGGAGTTTGGAAGTAGCAGTTGAAGCCCTACTAGACTTTTCCACTGAGGAACGTCGGATAGTTGGGCATAACGTTCACCATTATCATAACAAAAAAGTGAAACCGCGATGGGCTAAAGCAATGAGGCCCGTCGCAGTTGTAGGCAATCACATATTCTATGAGGAAGAAAATGGGTAAGAAACTAGAAGCAGTAAAAATATTAGAACGCATGGACCGCAAGCTAACCTCGCTGAAGGAAGGACATCATTCAGCATTTAGTGTGTTCGATGCAACAGAACTTCTCGAATTGAAGGACAAGCTTCAACAGATAGTCGGGAAGATGAAGGAATGATCAGACCATTTTTAGGAAGGAAGTTCCACGAATGGGATGAACGAGAACTATCAGTAATCATGTTAGCGAAGGAAAGAGAATGGTCGAAGACGAAACACCAAGGGAAGACACTGAGGCCACCTCTACCGTGCGATGTGAAGAATGTGAAGGAGAGGGCTACGTCTACCAAGAGTACGCCGTTGTTGATTACGTCAATGGCGGGTGGCTCGAAGAACGAAGAAGAACCTGTCCCGAATGTGGAGGATCAGGAATTAGTTAAAGTCTGCGCTCAAGTGGAAGCACGAGAGTTGCTCCACAAGATGCACCATATCAACCCAGCACTAGCACAGTCACTTGAACAACAGTTTAAGGATGAAGGAATACTATGAACAAATCTGAACTTGATTTCAAATATCACTACTTACTGAAGCTGATAGATGAAGCCGCCGAAGGCTACACCAAGCACGGCAAGTCAAACATCTACGAACTGCAACGCAAAGCCGCGACTGTTCGAGATAGTAACTACACTTTCCCCGCGAAGATCGAAGCCTTTGAAGAATTTTGTAGAAAGGAAAAGCAATGAAGACACTTAAAGAAAAGTGGTGGGACTTTCATAAACACAATCCCCACGTTTACGAATTAGTAGAAAGGTTTACCTTCGATGTAATCCACGAGGGGTATGAAACCTACTCAATCAATTCAATCTTTGAACGGATCAGGTGGCATACCGACATTGAAACCAAGAGCCAAGATAAATTCAAACTATCTAACAATCATAGAGCGTACTATGCCAGATACTTTATGTTGCGTAATCCATCATACAAGAAATTCTTTAAGACAAAGAAGCTAAGAGATTGGACTGCCAGCCTAGTGAATGCCGCGTGACTGATCTAAGAACAACACGCAAACAACTCTACGTTGTCGATGGTGCGCCAGCTATAAGCATAGATCAAGATGGTTATGTTCGCTGTGGATTGAGCGAGAAGATGGAAGACAATGACAAGTTGGTTCTTGCTCTCTGTCTCTCGCTCAAGAACAAAGCTTGGAAAAAGAAAATGCTTAACGCTGTGGACAAGCACTTCATAGGTAAGACCACCCGCACAAGTCGGATGGTCACTGCTTACGACTTGATTAATTCTTAACCGTAAAGATTTCTAGAAAAACTTTTTCTAAAATTTCTACATCTGATTGTGTCCAGTTGTGAGGGAGTAAGTTCTTAACTGCTTCCTCTAACTCACCTCTCACAACCTCGACCAGTTCATCATGTGGTATGTCCGATAGTCTAGGTTCATGTAGCTTTTGGTTGCCTTGTTTAGCCGCTATGAAACTAATGATATTGCCTGTGTTATGTGTCACAACTTTCCCTTTCGTCGTGTGGTCCCTAGAACAATGGGGCGTCAATTAAAATTAACAGCGATACCCATTTGGGTATTGCCACACATAGTCGAAAGTTATTTCCAGGATATTATAAGACCCTTAGGAGGGGGCTACTCTATCCAGTTGAGCTACGGGGCCGTAGCAACTTTCGACGTTGTGTGACAGTCGCACCTATCCAATAGATGTTACCGCCCTGATATGATCCTCGAACTCAGGATGCACGTAAAGCATCGTCGTCTTCGGATCGGTGTGTCCCATAAGCTGTGAGATTACAGCGAAGGGTGTGTTGTTCTTGCCGAGGCGAGAACCGAAAGTATGTCGCATTGTATAAGGACTTTTTCCTTCGATGCCAAGCGACTTACATACGTCTGTCCAATCATTATAGAAGTATGAGTAACCACTATCACTACTGTACGGACGGTGTTTACCATTCACAACATATGTGAATAGCATGTCTCCCTCTTGATCCAATGGTGCAGCTTGGTTGCCATGTGCGGCTGCATACGCCTTTGAGTTGAGAGGTATTAGTCTTGAACGAGGAACACGGTTACGTCCCTTGATTGAAGTAAGCGTCACTTTCTTTCGTGGGAAATCCATCTTAGATTTACGAAGGGTGTACGCTTCATTCGGGCGTGAGCCAGTGTTCAAAATAAATGATGCCAACCGTTTGTTACACGGCTTCAGCTTCTTAAAGATTGCTACTTCTTCTTGATCTGTTAGCGTCACTATCTCTCGTTCTTCTTCTGGTGGTTTCCGCAATGTAATCTTCTCACTGCGAAAACCTTGCTCTTTGGCATAGTTCAAGAGCGATTGTATCTGAGTAATCACCCTACGAGTGTGTGATGAACTATGACCTAGTGATGTATGGTGTTCATATATGTACTGCGTTGCGTCGGCTGCTACGAAATCCGACACATACATGTCACCAAAACAATCATTAAAATTTTCTAAGATTTGTTTCGCTGTTCTACCTGATGCCGTTGAAGGATCAGCCATGAATGATCTGATCAAAGTGGTGAACGTAATCATAGTAGAGTTTCTTAGATTTGATTTCAGAGAAATCTTACCGAGCAAGATACCTTGCTCTAACTGTAGCATCTTCAAGTGCGCCTCATTCGGATCATTAGTCTCAAGAGATTTACGGATACGCCGAGAGCGTCCGTTGACCTTGAGTGAACCAACAGCTTGAAGCATGTTAGAGTTCTCACGAGTTGTTACTTTTAACCCCATGATCCCCCCTACTTATTTTGCGGAGCATAAAGCGGAGCAAGTGGATCGGTCATTCCTATCTGAGCGTTGTCGCCCCAATTCATAGGAATGCCACCTGATGCAGCTTCATACTCTCCTAATGATGCCTTGGCACATATGTCTCTGAATGCTACTGCAATAGAGCCACGAGTTTTAAGCCCAATCTTTTTGCCTGTTGCCGACACATGTAGCTTGATAGTGTTTTCACTCACACCCATCATTGCTCCGATGTCTGCGTTCTTCCAACCCTTAACTACGAGTTGAGCAACACAATGTTGTTTAGTTGTTAGTCTCCGAAGCAGTGATGCTTCGGCTATGTTCAATTGAGAATGGCTACCTTCGGATAAAATCTCATGATCGGTAGCTGCAACATTTCTGCTATTCATCATTGAGATTAGAACATCTAGCTTGGCTTCTAACCTCGCTATGTCCAATCTTATATTTTCATTCACTTCTTGTACTCCATGTAAGTATGGAGCATTCATTTGATTTAAGTACATTGGCCTTCCCCCCGATGTATGAATTAATAATGGCGTAAAAATAAATCAATACAATGCTCATTGGTTTGGTTAGTTTTAAAGTTAAAGTTACCCAGCTACTTTGTAGTATTTCCTAGCTGATTGGATGCCGCCGAAATCTTTATCAACAGAATAGTCTGCAACAACGGTTGCGTACTTTACCCACTGATCGACTAGCACTTTTGCTGCCCGAACAAGTCGATAGTTGTTGTCTTGTCTGGTTACTTCTATCCAGCCAAAACTTTCGCACTCACTAATCATAGTGTCCACAGCGTTCATAGACACACCAATCTGCTGTGCAATCTTACTTGGTGGGCAGTCCATATCTTTGAAAGTACAGATGCAACATTTCATTCCGAACGCTCGACGGTTAGGTGTGGACATAAAATAATTTCTTATCTTTTCCCCCTCACCTTCTTCTGCTGAATACAACTCACCCATATACTGAGCTAGTTCTAACTCAGCCAAGTGAAGCGCATACCGTTGATTTAATTCATTTATTTCCATAGTTCCCCCATTGTCTAAAAGTTAAAGTACACAAGGTACTAGGGGGGTTGTAACGAATACAACACTATTAGTCAAGCATGTTGTCTAATCACATAGCTTTTCGTAGGTTTCGTTATGCTTTAAGACATCTACCATGAGTTCGTAGTCGTGTTCTTCTAACGATCTAATTGCAGCCCTATCCTCGAAGTACATAGGGAATGCTACATCACAGTAGGTATCACTTGTTATCTTTGCGCACCCACTTATTAGCAAGCTCACTGAGCCTATCATCATCCATCGAATTGATTTCATCTTCAACACCTTTCGCCAATCGCATATCGTCGATTAGCTTCTGATCCATCTTACGTTTAATTTTATCTTGGCCCCGCGCGATACCTGACGAATAAATTCCAAGCATTCCTAGTACGAAGCCAGCGGCAATCAGCAAATAAAGCTGAAGCTTTGATCCAAACATCATTCCCATATTCCCTTTAGTGCCAGCCCTCGGTCCACGCTTTGATACGCTCTCTCATAATATAGAGTCCGAACAATACTGTGAGGCCAGCAAACGCGAGTATGATGTACTGGCTTGTCTCATTCATTCCGCTTAGTGATGTCACCGCTGTACCAGCCGATGCAGCTATGGTTGCAGCACTCGCCTTGACTGTCTTCGATTGTCTTGGCTTGGTACGTTCTGGCTTCTTAGCTGTAGCCTCTGAGAGTTTCATACCTGACAGCCATTTCTGTACTCTAAATCCAGGACAACTCTTACTTGATATACGATTGTGACCAATCACATTCTCGTTCTTTACATTGTATTGGCCTTGTAGTTTTCGGATCAAGTCATAGGTTGCCGCCAACTGTAGCGGTGTGAAATGTTCTGTTGCTAGGTCGTCGGCATCTGAACCAAATCCCCCGAACATAGCCACCCCAATACTATCAGAGTTATGTCCCTTGGCATGTGCGCCTGACTTCTCTACTGGCCTACCTTGAACTACCTCTCCACTTCTGGACACCAAAAAATGATACCCAATATCTGAGAAACCTCTGTCCAAATGCCACCGAGTAACTTCCTTAACTTGTTCGTCTACTGTCTTCTTCTCCCACCAATCAGGACGGGTTGCGGTACAGTGAACAATGATCTGATTAATTTTTCTCATAACATAAACGCCTTTCTAATCGTTTCGGTTTGCGCTTCTTGTGTAAAACGATCAGGGTTTATTTTAAGAGTTCTTCCGATAGTGTCGTCCCTCTTGAAAGCAAGGCATAGCTTTTTGTCTAGAGCTACGAGTATGTAAACACCGTCATAGGTATTGCGGTTAGGACCAAACTGGTAACAGTATCTTAGTGGTCTTTTTTGCTTTCCATGCTGCGTTGCTTTTGAACAGGACTTTACTTGCACCCTAACCAGCATACCGCTGGGGGTGTCACACCACAGATCATCATGTGGTAAGTCTACATGCGTAGTTCGTAATCCGTAACTTTCTAAAATGTATGATGCTAAAAATTCACCCGCACGACCAATATATATACTTTGGTCTGGTGTCGGCATTATTTAGTTCTTAGGAGTGTCTCCAAATGTGATATGGTGGTCTGAGCCGTAGCCAATTCGGAACGGAGCTTACCGATTTCTCGTAAGAGTTCCTCTTTGTCTTTTGTGTATGCGTCTAGTTTAGTAGCAAGTCGGTCCACCTGATCTTTCAGTGTGTTCTGGTATTCCGTAGCTGCTTCCCTTTTTGTTTTCTCTCTCATTGTAACGAAAGACCAGAAACCAGCCGAGCCAATCAAGGCTATGATTACTGTTATCAAACTCTCCATACCCATCATGTCCCCATTCCTTTTCCATTGTGCGGAGCCTCAAGCGTAGCACTCACACCTTTATTCATTGGCACACATTCAATGCTCAATCTGTAGTATTCATTGTTCTCTATCTTTGACCAGTTAGGTTGCGCCGCGATAAACATACATTGTTCTAATGTCATTGGTGTATTGTAGATGTATTGGTTTCCGATGTACTGCCAATCAGTGCCGTTGTTACCCCAGATTGAAAAGACTAGAACGAAGAATGACATTAGATTTTCCCCAAGAATTTTGCGATGAAATATATACCAGCGAGAACAACAGCGGCGGCTATCACAATACCAGCCACCATGCTGACTGCTTCGATCTTTTCTTGTCTATCTTTCTCGGCTTGTTTCTCCGCTGCCCTTCGCGCTACTCGCGCTTCTTGCTGGTAGTTTAGCCACCTCTGCCAAGTTCCAGGTTTTGCATATAGTCTTGTCCAGCTTTCAAGTTCGCGCCTCTTTTCTCTAATGTCTTCAAGCTGTTGAAAGCATTCCCAATCCCCTTCTTCTCCACCAGTAATAGCTGTTAAGGGAGAAGCCTTTTTCTTTCTTACTTGTTCTTTGAGTTGGTCTTCAGCCGTAAGAAATCTTCCGACATGGGTGATCATGTCTTTGACTTCCGACCCATTTTGGAGACATTTTTTTATAACGGCATAACTGGCATTAGCCGCCATGATTGTTTCGAGTATAGCTATTGTCTTAACTCCGAGGTCAATGAAGATAGGAGTAAAGTAATGATAAGGTTGGTCTATATTACTAATTAGTTGTGTAGTTGTCGTCCTCACAACTTTAGATTTTCCCGCAAGAATGCCGCATACATTTTAGAAAATGTAGATAGTCGAAGGAAGACTACACTATCCTCTGTACTCTCTCTGTTTCGACGAGTGATTACTATTGGGATTTGGTCTGTCTTTTTACCGTGCGCGTTTCGTTCTGATTGTGCGAGGGCTTCCCGCCACGCCAACTTCTCGACCCTTTTGGCTTCCACAAATATTTCGGGTGTTCCGAGTAGGTCTGCATCACCAAAGCCCATCCCATGTTTACCCCCGCCACTAAGGGGAGTGCGTTCACATCTTTCTTCTTTGTAGACATTGGTATTTAACCAAGCTGCGAGTTCTCTTTCGTACCCGTCGCCTTTTCTCTTTTGTCTAGACATACATCTATCCTTGGTAATGTTATGAAAACGTTTCTTTTTGAGGGCATGTGCTTATCCGCATCACGTTCTCTATCGTGACAGGCATTGCATTTGAATTGCATTCTAGGACGTGACTTGCTGCAACCACAAATTATACATGGGCGTGACCACTTCTTAGGAATAGCCCGTCTCTGGTATTTTGCTCCATGCACAACTTCCAACTCTAGCCGCACCAAAGCACGGCGTACTGTCTCTATGCAGCATCCAATGTTTGCAGCCATTTCTTTATGAGTGTGACGTTTATGATTTAATTTTAACCACTGCTCAACCTCGGATGTAATTGGTGACTTCTTAGCCATCATTCATCCCTATAATTATGTAACGTATATAACACTACACAACTTTTGTGTAAATACTTACACAACTAGGGTTGACTTTTTAGCGAACACCGTTAAACTCGCTGACGAGTAGACGACGTGGGAAGCCGCGCTCTAGGCGCGGCAGACAAGACGGATAGAAGGATACGCGAGTTTACTTTCTATATCCAAAATTTTTATTGAATATTTGCAATATATTTTGAGACTTCTTCGGAAGTTGCTGGACGAACCCACTCATTTATTATGCTAACATGAACGTTTAAATTGTCTGCAATTTCCTGATTTGAAATGGGTGGTAGCACTGCACCTTCACTGTCTCGACGTGGGCGAGACAACTCCATAGCACGTTGCTTGGTTGTCTTGACAGACACACATCTAAATGTTTCTCGCTCATGGTCGATAGCATAGCCGACATAACTTAGGTCTTCTAAACTTTCGTCGGCCTCTCTGTTCTTGACAAACCGTATCTCTAACTTGACTGCCATTCTCTCACCGTGACGTAACGCGGCTGGCATATCCAAACGATGTAACAATGGGTTTTCTATATCGGCTGACCACAATCCAGCTTTCGATCTAGCTTTGTCTTGGTCGTCATAGACTTGTGTTACTTTGATGCCAAACTCTAGGTTGGTGAGGGCGTTAGTTGATCCAGCATATGAACCTGACGCACCATCCCCTTGAGGCTTGTTTGCGTGGTGAACTAAGACAACAGAGATACCAGCGTTACGCAAGGTCAAGATCAAAGAGTTTATCTCTGACCATTCCCTTCCTTCGTTCTCAGCCATACCAACAAATGCAGTCCGTACTGTGTCAATGCAAATGATATTAGGTTTAGTCTGGTTAATTAAATCTTGGAGAACACTTATACCCTTGTCGGTCTTGAGGTTCATATCCATATGCTGAAACGGAGCGAACATCATAAACTTATCACCAGCATCACCATAGGTATTCTTTGCTTGCTTCAAAAACTTTAATACGTTTCGCTTGCCGTTCTCTAAATCAAGATAAAGAACACGCGGCTTGTCAGTGAGTATGAAGGGACCGTAATTCATTTTGCCGACACATGCTGCATACAACATGTTACGAGCGAACATAGATTTACCGTGACCACTATAGCCAAAGATCATAGTAAGACTTGCATCATTGGATGGAATGATAGGATCGACATACCAAGTTTGTTCACCGATAGTCTGTGCAAGATCATCTATCGAAGCTGTAGTGATAGGCTCAAACTTGGTAGCTTCTTTCGGTTCTGGTTTGTACTGTTCCTCTATTTCTTCTTTGCGTCCAAGGTCACGCATGATCCCTTTTACCTTTGTATCAGGGAAAGGGTCTTGCATAAAAGTTTCGCACCAAAGCATTGCTTGATCGAACACTTCCTGACCGCTAAGTTCTAGTGCAATCAAGTGTCCTACCCAACTGACAATACGGTTGTGACATGTATCACCAGCCGCCAACTTTCTACCTTCACGATCAACAAAGGCTTGTGCTTCTTCCCAAGCATTAGTCTTAATCTTTATCGCACCAAGATTTATTTCTTCGTAGCTAGTGTGGGTGTGTATCGGGACAACGTTACTGCCACCAGCAAGCGGTCCTTTGTAGCGAGGTAAATCCGTAGGGTCGCAATCAGGTAATGGTGAGAATACTTTGTCTAACGACGGTGGGGCGAGGACGTATGACGCTTCAGCTTGTAGATCAATCTTATCGTGAAGCTTTCCCTTTTGAATATGAGTGTCACTAAAAAAGTAAAAGTGAAAACCCTTTCGGGTCTTCACTCTGTAAGGAGTTCTATCCCACCCCTTCTCCTTTGCAAGCTTTGTTGCTTCTTCGTCGTCTGTATCGACAACAGCCAACTTGCTTATTTGTCCACAGATTACCGCAATGTCATGGTCGTTATTTTCAAACCAACTGTATAGTTCATCCTCAGTAGGATGCCTATGTTGGTATTCCTTCCATGCAATCGCGGGGATTTTCTGTCCCTTCCTGATCGGTATAACTGACCAGCCGCGTTCTAAATATTCAAGGGCTGCGTCCAGTGTTGTTTGCGCCATATTCATCCTCAAAGTAATCGTTAATGTCCAACTGTGGGTTGGCCTTTTTAATTTTTGATAAGTGATTAGAACCAATGAACTTACGCTTTACCCATCCATAGGGGATTGTGCGTCCGATGCCGACTTGTTTAGCCACCGCACTAGCACCCCCTAAATCTTCCAGTAATTTTTGAATGTTAAAGTGCATTTAGTTTTCCTATTGTATTAGTGTAACGGTTGTGTTACTACCACAACTAACACAACTTACGCAATGGTTAATCTTTATGAATGAGAAAATAAATTACAAAGACATCCCTTTACACAAGATGTCTCGACAAGAGCGACTAGATAAATACGCTTCTGAATACAAAAAAATCAATGAAGAACTTGAGAAGAACAAAGTCAATCTTGAATACTTGAGAGAACAAATACTTGCCGAGTATCCCGAAGATTTTGGTGAGATTGAAATTCCTTTTGAGGATGAAGGAAGATTAAAGATTACCGCCCCTCTTAAACACTCTTGGGACAAGTCACTGCTATCTGAAATGTTTAGCAGTGGTGGCTTACCCGAATGTGTTTCCACGAATTTTACAGTTTCCAAACGTCTTTACGATGCCGCTGACGTTGAGGTTAAGCAGAAACTTAGTAAGGCACTTACTATTAAATGCGGCACACCAACAGTTAAGGTAATGAAAACATGAAAATTAAACCTTTTAGTACGGGGGATGTAAACAACATCCACCTTAACGTCCTTATCTATGGTCATGCTGGGGCTGGTAAAACTACCGCACTAGGCAACTTTGAAGATACATTTGGTAAAGGACTTATATTGTCGGGCGAAGGGGGGTTGGCTTCTATTGCAGATCGAAACATAGACTTTCTTCCCTTCTATTCTTTTGACCATGACATTGACCGAAAGAAACATCCCGAAGGTTATAGCTTTAAAGAACTTATGTCATATGTAACGTCGGATGATTTTAGAAATGCGGGTTACAAATGGGTAGCAATAGATAGCTTCACTGAATTAAGTCGTAGGGCTTTTACCGAAGCAACTATGGAGAATGACAATCCAAAAGACGGATTTAAAAAGTACGAGTTATATACACAAAAGATTGATCCAATGATCAATGACTTGCGCGACCTTCCGATCCACGTTGTTTGTACTGCACTCGCAACTGAGAGCAAGGATGAAAACGGCATGACAAACTTTTGGCCCATGCTTCATCAAAAGTCTAAGGTGGAAGCTTTTTGTGGAACCTTCGATGTAGTAGCTGCGCTAATCAATAGAACTGAAACAGCGAAGAACGAGGATGGGAAAACCAAAATGAAAATGCACAGATACACATTAACAGGCAATGTATCTGGTTGGCATGGCAAGACAAGGGATTGTCATGGACGCATTCGAGTAGCCGAAGAAGGTACAAATGTAGCGTCACTGGTTAATAGGTTGGTGATGAATAAAGAAGAATTTGAAAACACTAAAAGGCAAGGAGTAGCCGCATGAGTTATCTTGATATAGACCTATCCAAAGTAAAAACTGAGGATAAACCGAGAATAAAATTATTGGAGAAAGGCACTCACGAAGTAATGATAGAAAGCGCGGTGGTTTGCCAGACATCGAAAGGGCATGATCAGCTTGAAGTAACTTACAAAAATGATCACGGAATACGAAAGCAGTGGATCATGTATGGTCACGATAATGCAGTTACAAGAGACATCGCACTTAGAGAATTGAAATCATTACTTGACGCGATTGGACATACTGGCAAGAACCCCCCCGAAGTTGGGTGGTATACTGGTAAGCCTGTTAAGATTGATATTTGGAAAGGTAAGACCGACAATGATGTACAAGTCAAATCTACTTCACGATCTGAAAACTTGTCGGAAGTTAAGTCTTCAGACTTTAGTGGGGCTGATATAGACGATATAGATATACCCATTCCATGAACCACCCTGTCCACCCTCAAGCTCTTGAGGTAGTTGAAGCGATTGACGCGGGATTTCTCCAAGCCTCCCGCAACAGCGAGGAAACTCGCTGTTACATTGGTGCTTCAACGGGTCACGATTGCGTGGCCCGTCTTCAATTATCTTTAAGAGGTTTTCCGAGTGATCCTGTTGACGCACAGCTTCAGCGCATCTTTCGGGAAGGACATAGACTAGAATATCAAATTGTTCGTGATCTAAAGGAAAGGGCTAACCTTCGCGTTTACGAGAAGGATAGTCTTACGGGCAAGCAACATTCTAGGTCTTGGTTGGGTGGTCATATAGTCTGTCATTCAGACGGACTAGTTGATTTCGAGGATGGTTCACCTCTTTCCATTCTCGAAATCAAAACAATGAATGAGGCTAACTTTAATAAGTTTGTGTCTTATGGTGTGAAAGCTTCACACAAGAAATACTATTCACAGATGATGATGATGTTAGCCATGTTTGGAATTGAGCGTAGCTTGTTTATTTCGTACTGTAAAAATAACTCTAAATACCACGCGGAGATTGTTCACTTCGACCAATCCGAATGGGACGAAATCTATAATAATATTCAAGCTGCACTTGATGGACATGCTGGAAGGATAGCTTCTTACCCCGAAGATTGGCGGTGTAAGATGTGCTTTAAGAAAACGGCGTGTTGGGAAAATCCCAAGCTATCGCCAGCATGTCGCTTTTGCAAACACTCAAAGCCAAACGAGAAGGGTGGCTTCAGTTGCAAACTAACTGGTAAAGAAGAAACCGAGGCATGTGAAAAATTCGAGCAATTAAAAATGGTATCAAAAATATGAAACAAGAAAACTGGGATGAAATTACAATAACCCAAAAAGATATTATTAGAAAAAAGGCAGAGATTGAAAGCATTGCTGATCGAATTGTCCAGCTAGAAAAGGACAATGATAGCTTCGATGATCTTCACAAAGCCAGAATGAAACTCAAGCATGTCAAAGATACTCTTATGGAGTTGGAAGTTAAGGCTGTTGAACAGAACGTTAAGCTAATTCAGTACGGGTTTAGTAGTTTTCCAAATGGGTAAGAGATTAGCAGACGAACCGATAGAGGAAGGTCAAGAACTTATTTCTGGTGATCGACACGAGGAATACGGCGAAGCTATCCAGAATATGAGCGACATAGTTGCGGGGTGGAATGTTATAATAAGTATAGCGATGGAAAAATATGGGCGGCTAATGCCGTTTCATGTATGTCTAATGATGGATTGGTTGAAGACTTGTCGGGCGTGTAGAACACCTGACAAGAAAGATAGTTACAGCGACAAGGTTGGCTACGCTGGTCTTGCGTATGAATGCGCAATTAAAGGGACGACACAACCGAAATAACTAATACCATTATAGTATTCATTTTTTCTCCATACTCCTACCCCGCTTTTTGCGGGGTACTTTTTGAGCATGACGGGCTATGCGTAAGTCTCTCGTAATGATCATAACACGACCATCACGATATAGAACGTACTTACCTTGACGCTCTACTAGCTTATCCTCTTGCACCTTTTTCACCAGCTATTAAGTCAACAGCTTTTTCTCTGACACCAGACATTTGACCAAGAACAGGAACCCTACTGACTATATTCCTTACCGCTGCACGTTCTTTGCCGTTAGTTCCTTCACCAGTAATCAAGTCACCAGTAGCAGACATACCGCCACCAACAACAGTAAGAGCATCGAAGAACAACCCTGTCGATGGACCCGCAAATGTCTGAGCAATACGAACCTGACCATAAGCACCATTGTCGGCTTGCTGAACTGTATCGTACATAAGTTCTCCCAGGATACCCAAGCCACCCATTGTCATAAAACCATCCCAATACCAGCCCAATGCTTTGTCGGCATTTTGACTCAGCATTCCTTCTAACGGAGTAACAGTCTTTGATAACCTTCTTTCTCTGAACTCTGCTTCACGGTTGTCTTCGCCGCCGCGCATTTGAACAACGTCTTTCACATTGGCAGCAGTAAAACCCATCGCTGGACCAGCGGTCATATATAGTAATGCTGGCGCATAGTTAGGATCATCACTTCTTAATGCTTCGCTAAAAGCGTACCTACCAAGTCGTAGCATCTTGAGAGGGAATGACTTGAGTTGAAATATTATCTGACCGAATGGAGTTGTTGCCCACTGTGGCAAATCATTCTTGTTCGGCGCAAAGATACTTTCATTTGCAAGTTTAATCATGCCTGTTCCTATTTTCTCATACATAGGATGTTCAGCCTGAGTACCACCGCTACGCATTATCATGTCGATATGTGGCGCACCTTTTTGATAAAGCTCTTGCAATCCAAATTCATCCAAGGCTCTTTTTGCTATTCGCCCCTGTCTAGTATTAGGGCTTTCGATAGCTATTCTCGCACTAGCCTTAAAGTGTTCATAAGCTGTAGCACCAGCGATTTCGCGCATCATGTCGGTCCAAGGAGTTAGTCCTGTGGCGGTAAAGAAACCAGTAGTGAAACGGTTCGCGTCAATACCATAAGAGTTTGCCATTCTTTGATGCACTGTATTCTCAACAGCGACGCCCGTGTTTCTAATCATGTCACGATATGCTGATCCAGAAACAGGGTCAGACGAAAAGTTCTTTAACGCTGATGTCCATGCTTTGAAGTTTCCTGATCTGATTAGCGGTAGAACTAAATCACCTAGCGATGTTAGTGTTGTGAACGAAAGTAGAGTTACGCCGTTGACCATTCTCAATGCAGATGAAGCCTTACGCCAAGCCTCCGACCCTCGTGGTTTCTGCATAAGTAAATCAATAAATGTTTCAGCATGTATCGCATTATCTTCACTAGGGAACTTGGTAAAACCACGGGTGTCTTCAAGAGCAGAGGCAATTGCTTCAGCACGTTTGCGAAAGTTCTTACGCATTTGATCGCTAAATTCGTCACTATTTTCTGTGGGAGCCATAAGGTCCATGATGTCTCGGATCATGTCGTCTTTATTTGCGCCACTTGCGGCTTTACGAACAAGTGTGTTGGTAAAAAATTCAGCATTTTCTTTTGATGCAAACGGAGCCTTAAACAACGCTGAATTTGCTGTCTGCTTAAATACCGCTGCACCATGCAAATCTGGTTCATTACCAGACGAAAGAACATGATAGTCAGATTTAAGTATCTTATCCGAAGACAACAACCTCTCCACCGCATCATGTCTGTTCCGAATGATTGCCATGTAGTCTTTAAGGCCATGCGCTTGTGGACCAAACCTTTCAGATATATCCAAACGTCTTTCCACATTCTCGGAATACTTAGACATAACAACCATTAAGTCTCGTTCTAAAAACCCACCAAGAAATTTTTTCTGATTGGTTGGGTCTAAGAACTCCTTATGTTGGTCAAGTCTAAGCATACGCTGTTTGAGAAAAGCCTCGCTACCATCACCGTCGTTAAAGACTTGTTCACGAGGGATGTTTACACCGTCGTCTTCTTCAACAATGTTTTTGGTAATTCTCTTTGCTTTTTCTAATGCCTCTCTTTTCTTGAGCATTGCATTACCGCCGTGACGGTTTACGTCTTCTGCCATTAAGAAATCAGCAAGCATACTTTCAAACTCAGGACGACGTGCGTTAATTAAATCTGTACGCCAAACTTGAGGGAAATAGTCTTCGGCAATGTTACCTACATTTTCACCAGATTGAGTAAGCCTTGATCTAACTTCATCCAAGTATCCGCGAAGCATGTTGTATACTTCTTTTTCTTTTGGTCTTAAAAATTTTACACCACTTTCGTTTTGTAAAGCTGTAACGATACGCTCATGTGATTTAGGCTGTTTGTCGGCACGAGTAGGGTTAAAACCAAAGAGATTACTTTCTGAATTTCCAAACCTACGAGACAGGGCTTCCGCTGTGGTATCATACATTTGTCTTAAACCAGCGTCGAACCAACGACCAAGCGGGTCTTTGCTATCTGGTAATTCACTTAATGCTCTTGTCATTGGCTGAAGGATACGAGCCATTTTGCCATGAATACGTTCATAGTGACCGCCACTACCATCAGCGGGTTCAGCAAAATCAGCGACATAGTGCATACCAGATCGACGTATAATTCCTGACTGAGTATCAGTTGTCAGAACTGTACGGATTTTCTCAGCATCTTCTGTATTGATCGACCTTTTGCGGCGCATTTTCATTGTGGCTGTTAAGAAATCTTTAGGCGCACCAGCTTGTTCTAAAACATTAGCCGCCCTTTTAGTTGCATCCTCGCCACCATCCGAAGCAATACGAGCCTCGGACATGATAAAATTGTTCACACCAGAACCTATTTCTTTTTCACCTAGTAGCGGCTTGGCGTTTACTAGGTCGGGACTATCAACCCCACGAACATTGTTGGGAGATACAAGAACTGTTTCTCCGTCTACTGTTAAAGTAGAAAACTTATTGCGCCTCATAATACGTCGTAGTTCTTCAGTACCACCAGCAACGGAAGCCAAGGTTTCAAATACTTGACGACCCGTGAATACACCCGTGTTGTCTTCTATAGCTCTATCAACTTGTCTTGCTATCTCAGGTGAATTTGCTGTTCGTTTAATAGCGTCTGCAACATTCTTTACCACGTCGGATTTAAAAGTCATTTGATGTCCGAATATCGCTGGCTTGTCGTCTTTTAAAAAGACCGCTTTTGCTTTGGTCATATCGGTTGCGCCGAACCGTTCTATTTCTTTACCTACGACATTATCAAACAAGTAATGATCCCCTAAATCACTAGACGATCCATCGGCCCTCATGCCATTGATACCATTACGAACAGCTTCAGATTGACCGATCAAGTCAGCGACGACTTCCTTACGGGCTGTCGGTGCGCTGTCAATAATCTTGTCACGCATGTTCGCCATAGTATTTGTTGGTCGTTCTGTAATCTGTGGCATGTTGCCAAACATAGGATCAACGTTTGACCCTGTTATGAAGAATACCCTTACATCATCTGCACCAGTAAAATCTTTAACAGCATCTACACTGGCTTGTGTTAAACGACCAAGTGTTTCGCTTGCGTACTCGGTAGCAAACTCGGCTGGAACTTCGCCTTTATAAACAGCGGCGGGAGAACCACGAGATAGGACACTATCTACTTCCATGTTTCCGTACATAGTCAAAGGCAAAAACCTTTGTCTTGCTTTGGGGCTGTCAATTAATCCATTAACTGAAAATGCAATTGCATCGCGCATAGCATCACGCGCTTGATTAATAGCATCCTCTACCTCAAATCCTTCGACCTCTGGTAAGGTGTCTTTAATTTGCTGCATCAAGACACGATTAGCTTGCATGTCAACGTCTTCGATAACGAGTTGTTCAAGTACACTATCTGCATCATAACCCATACGGGCCGCTGTTTTTTCTAACAAGTTGCGCGTACCATCATCCAAGATATGTGTTGGATACAATCTCTTTGATAACTCTCTAATCGTTTGCGTTATATCATCAGTTTCAAGGTTAGCTGCTAAACGCCTGACCACATTTCGGAACTCTTTGAATGCGTCTGTCTTAGTGCTAGGCGACATGTTCATTCCTAGACCTAACATTCTCATGGCGACCTTACGGGCAGCGTTCATCTTTTGTGGTGTTCTATGTTTTATCTCGCCTAAGAAATCAGAAAGAATAAATGGTGTGCTTTCACCAATCCCTACTTCAGTTTCACCGCCGCGATTAAATGCAGCTTCTACTTTAGCCGCGTTAATAACCGCTGGACTATCAGGAACAATTGGCTTTTTATTGTTCTTTCCACGACGGGTAAATTCCCACGCAACGTTTTGGATTTTATTTTTATCGCCCGTACCCATTAGCCCTTCGCGCAAGATTGCAGCTAACTCAGCACTGTTTGACAAATGGTATGGCCCTTCTGGACCACTTGTTGTTGTTCGCTGTACGGTTGCTGGACCAGACACTTGAACTTTTGTAAGAAGTATCTTTTTCATTTTGGTAGCAATACCGATAGCCTTTTTGCTGTCCTTAAATTTTGGTACTTTTTTGGCTACTTCTTCTAATTCACTAACAAGGGGAACTAAATCGGGGTATTCTGTTGCAGCAAACCCTTCAAATTCAGCCTCGTTAAATGTAGTTTTCTTGGCTTGTAGTGCCTTGACTGCTTTATCAACTAAGTTCTGACGCTTGCCTCTTTCTTGTTTAGTTTTCTTAAAGTTTTCGTCGGCCCTTGCGCTTTTCTCTATAGCTTCCATACCAGTGTTTTTTCTATTCTCTATAGTAATAGCGTCAAGCTGTGCTGTAGGAATGTCGCCATGCTCAAGGCGATAGTATGCGTCATTGATCTGCGTCATTGCTTTATCAATCGTCGGTACGATTTCTTCATCAAAGATTTTGCGTAACGCTTGATAGTCTTCTAGAGGGTATTCGGTTGCAGTAGTTATTTGAGGGTCTTTTCCAGGAGGCAAAACACCGTCAACTTCCTTGACACTTATTGCAGCACCATCGGCACGAATGTTTGCATTTCTTTCTCTACCAATACCTAGTTGTTCAAGGCGAGTGACTATACCTTTAAGTTTACCGCCTACGCCATTCTCTGCAACTGCTTCTAACATTCCAGAATAGCCTTTGAAGTCTTCACCCTTTCGCCGTGCATATGCCTTTGCATCTTTCTCACTAGCTGTAAGTCTGCGAAGCTGGGCTTCTAGACCGTGTTCTGGTTCTTTGATCTTTTCGATAAACGTACCTATATCCGCATTCTCAAGGGCGCGGTTTACTTCACCTCTCCCTACCCTCAAGTTTTCGTAGTTTGCCAAGAGTGTTAGTGAGAACTTATTGCTTGGTTCTTTCGGACGTAAGAACTGCTTTCGCATCTGAAGGTCTTTACGCTTAATTAACTTGTCAAAGATAGGCTCTAACTCAGGATCAAGTATCTCTTTGCGAGACATGATATACCATAGCTTCTTAACCAGCTTCATAGACTTCTTAAAGAAAGGCTCATTAGGCCACATCATTAGATCAAATTTGTGGTTCATAAATAAAGCAAACTGGTTAGCAAAGTATTCGGCTGGTGTGTCCAGCGCATTACCGAAGCCTACAGCATCTTTAGTTCCCTTAAAATACGGGCTGCGTAAGGCAATGTCTCGCATGGCATCACGATCACCGTCTTTGTACAAGCGACCTTCGGCATCATAATAACCGTTGATTGCACCCCAAAATTCTTTTTTATCTCGGTTCGATAACAAGTTGTTATACAACCAATGTCCTAGTTCATGTCCTACTATATGAGTTTCGCTCAAACCTTTTGTCTGTGCAGTGTTGCCAATCGCATCAGAGTTAAGCTGAATGCGATTGAGAGCATCATTACGATCATTGACATATCTGCCTAGCACATCGGCATCCATGTCGGCACTTTCAAAGATAGGTGCTAATGTATCAGGAACAATTAAACGGATCATACGTTCAATGTTTTTGCGAGTTGTTGGACTTGCACCCGTTATGATTGAGTTGACTTGTTCAATACTTGTTTCAATATCAATCGCTGGGCGGCGCACACCATTAGGCGCAATGCTTCCGTTAAGGCCATGCAAGACATCTAAGATTTTTAATCTCTGTTTATTATTCATTGGGATAGTTTGACCGTTAATTGTGTAGTCGATCTCCCAAGGGGCGTTGTCTATTATGGTTTCCAGACGGGTCAAGTCTCTGAGTGTTACATTGTGTGCGTGAATATCGTCTGGTTTACGGATGTCACCAATCAAATTAATATTTTTTGTACGAGCAAGTGAATACGCAAAGTACAAACTATTAAGTTCATCGGTTGTTAAGGTGTTAGTATCAACACGTATCGTATCTCCACGAGACTGTAGATCAAGCGGGGCTGGTGGTGCAGTAGGATCGGTTCGGTTTATTTCGCCTACTTTGTTACTATCATTTAACGGCTCGAATGCTTCTATCATGGCATCCATATCAGACTTCTTATTTCGCATAGAAGCTGGGACGTAACCGATATACCAATCTTTAGCGTTCTCGTTACCTATAAGGGCTTCCGCACTTTTACCGCTGTCAACTTGTCCTTTAGTTAAAACTTTTGAAAGAATGATCCGACCAGAACTGTCAAACTCTTTGCGCGGAATAGCTGCAATAATTTTATTACCACGAGTGTTTGGAATACCCGCTTTTACTCGTTCAATGATTTCACCGTTGCGGCCTACAACATCTACTTTTGTAGGAGTAACCATTGCATTTTGCGCACGTTCCTCTAACCGCTGTACTTGTGCATTAAATTCTTCTTTCGTGATGGATTTTTTTTCTAGCTTATCAACAATTTTTTGTTTTTCTTTTGTAAACTGTTTGTCTGTAAAGATAGGAGCATCTTCACCCGTGATCATATCGTATTCGGCATTTACATTTATGCCTTGATCTTGCATCGCTTTTAAAGCGACATCTAAATTCTTGAATGACTTGCCAGTAACAGGGACATAATAAGCTGTGATAGGACCATCAGCTTTATCAGTTACACCATCCGCATGTCGATCACCAACAAACGAAGTGTAACCGTAGTAAAGTTTTCCCTGACCTTTTGCTGCATCTTTTTCAACCATAACTTTAACGGATGATTTAGAAAACTCTGGTGGCCTCATACCCGTTGCATCTGTGGCATACATACTGCCACCAATGTTTTTACTTTTCTTTATTGCGCTTGGAACACCCTGATCTGCGTCTACAAAATCAGGGTTTTTAACCATGCGTCCAGTTTCCATATCCGTAACGAATGGTGGGACATCCTCAAGACGATCCATAGATACTTGAGTACGGTCAGCCTTGCGCCCAAACTCAGGACGCAATCGACGGTTTAGTTCGTTGAATTGTTTCTCAGTAATCTTGCCAGCGGCTTTATCTTTTCGGAGTTGTTTTAACTGTGCGGCAATACGAGGGTCGCTAGTAGGGGAACCAATATCTCTCGGCTCTACTTGTGTGTTTGCTCTAGCAATAGCTAAGTTAAACAAACGCTCTCTTACTTTAGGAGTATCAAATCCAGAAAATGCTTCAGTGTTTAAAAGACGGGACTGTATAGCCACAATCGGATCACCGTCTAAACCTTCGGCGGCTTTCATTAGTTCTCTTACTCTGTCGTCAGTTTGGCTTTCGACTTTTTCAACACGAGGGTTTGTAACTTCTTCTTCTGGAATTGGTGCTTTCTCGGCTGCGTCCCCTTCTGTCTTTGATGCCTCTTGACTAAGCGCATCCTTTGTCGCGTCAGTAACATCATCCTCGGAGACAACCTCTGGTGTTGCACGGCGTTCATCAATGATCTTTTGCAGATCTTTCATACCCGTCGCACCTACTTCTTTTGTTGTCGGCGTTAGGCGTATTTTACCTTCGTTTATTAAAGATTTAACTTCTTGGGTGGTTATGATGTCTTTGTTTGTTTCTAACAACTGAGGCAAAGTATCGACAAACCCTTTAGATGGTTTGAAATCAGGTAGATCAACAGCCTCTTCCTCGGTAGTGTTTTCAACTCTTACGTTGTTACCTTCGACTGTATTTACATCTTCACCGACGCGAACACTTGTAAATTTTGCTGTATCACCTTCTGCATTTGCATCTGCCTCTGCATCTACTTTTACCTCACCTTCTGCTTCGGCATCTGTTTGTCTACTACTTCTAAACTCTGGTGTTCTTTCCCCAGGAAACTCACCACCTTCTCGCACTTCTTCAGTCATACGTGCGCGGGATGGTAGACGTTTTTTATTTATTGTTGATTGATATTTTTTTAATGTCTTGTTGTACTCGGAACGTATAGATGTCGTATCAATATCACTTTTTTGCCCGTCTTGTATCTGTTTAGCTAGATCATCTAGCTTTGTATTTAATTCATCAACTACTGCCCCATCAGCTTCGATGTCGGCAAGTTCCATATCAATAGCTTCGATCTGATCTTGTACTGCATTTTGATCAAGGTCTAAGCTTTCGTCGGCTAACTGAGCGTCTAGCGCATCACGCTCACGAGCTAGTGCTTGCGTTCTTGTAGTTAGGTTCTGCCCAAGGGTAGAAGTCTTTTGCCATTCAGCAACATTGTCAGCATAGTCGCCACCTAAGAAACGGTTTACTACGGGTAAGCTTCTACCTACTGAGCTAGTTCCAAATTTGTCTAAACCAAAACCAGCCGCACCTGATAATGTAGCATCAAGGCCAATCGAAGTACCCAAACGAGCAATGTCAAATCCATCCGATACGCCTTGCTGTATCTCTGTAGCTTGCTGCATTGCGTCAAGACCACCGCCAACTGCACCACCAATAAGAAATTCTTGTTTACCAGCTTGTTTTGCACCAGCCACCCGTGCAGCACTTTTAGATTGCTCAAGAGTTTTTCCAGCGGTACGTGCTAGATTAAATGCAGTCTTCGCTTTAGCAGCCTGACCAGCAACAGGGATAAGGTTTGTAGGATCAAGCACAGCGGCTTTACCGTAATCCCAAACACGATCTAGTGTGCTACCTCTTTGTGGTGCATTAGCCCATATCTTTGATAGTCTAGCTAGGCGGTCACGATCATCACCAGCTAATGTACTTTCGACTAAAGCACCAGCCGCACCTAGAGTATTAACGTCATTCCATCGCCTATCGCCATAGAACTTGTCCCACATTTCGGAGTAGTTATTAAATGTAACGCCTTGGGCCGCATAGTATTCACGCACATCTTTGATAGCGTCAGTATTCGTAAGCAAATCTACACCTTGTAAATTTACATAAGAATAATCTTCTTTGGGTCCAGCGTTAAGGGAAAAGTTCAGCCCAAGGGCTTCATTTATTAGATCACGATTAGCCATGTTAGGTACTCCATTTAACCTCGTTACAGATTAAATGAATGTACCCCTTCAATCGTCCCTTATTTATACTTGTCTGGAATATCGTCTATACTCATTCCAAATTCAGCATAAATCATTTCCATCATGGCTAAATAATTTGGTTCTTCAAAATCGCCATAAATAACTTGTCTAGTTTCTTTTGGCACTAAGTCTTCGTTAGACTTGACCAATTGGAAAATTCTTTCAGCCATTTGTTCGGGGGTAACTTCGCTCCCCGCTTGTGCCGCTTGTTCCATTTCGATATGAACTTGGGCCGCATAATTAGCTACTACTGTCGGCAATATTTCCGCTGATCTTTCTGGTGGATTGCCCGAAGCTGCAACATTCATGCGACCACTCATATTTTTCATCATTGTCGCAATACCTTCGGCACGTTGCTCTAATTCATCAGCCGTTTTGTTTAGTTCTTTAACTTGATTTCTAGCTACTTCTACAGCTTCACGATCTTGGTTATAAAAATCGCTCATTGATAAGCGTTCTAATCTATCTGCCTCTGCCCTTATATCATCAACAGTAGTAACTAATAAATTTAGTTGGCTAGTTGCTTGAGTAGCAGCATCCCTTATGCCAAGAATGTTTTGCATACTTACGGTATCAGAAAGCAGTGTGCTTCCTGTTTCTAGCAAATTGTCTATTTCATTGCTGTCAATCTGTGTATTTAATTCGTCGGATGATTTTAACGCTGCATCACCTACAGATTTAAGTGTATCTTGTGTTTTACCAAAAATATCATTTTGTTGTCGTATCATGTCTTTGAGTTCGTCTTGGACAACGTTGCCAAAATTTTGATCACCCAAAGTTATAACGTCGGTCATTCCGTTGTAACCTTTTCTAACAAGAGCCTTTTTAATTGCCATTGCTTCTATTGGATCAATTTGACCACTATATAACATTTCATCAAATGCTTGGGCAAAATGCTTGATGTCTAACTGAACCTCGACACCAGAACCTTCAAATTCAGCACCTTGTTCACGAAGTTTAAATTCAAGTGCTTGACGTGTTAAACCAGCTACAATGTTTGTATCGTTTATATTGAGTCCATATCCACCCATATTTCCTAAATGCTGTTGAATTTCATTACTTAAAACAGCTACCTTTTGGTCCCTATCGGCGGTTACATTTTTCCCTTCTGGATCAAATGTAACTGAACTTTTTGCAATGTCTTCAATAAGGTTGCGGTTTCCTTCAGTATTTTGGAAGTTACGGTCTGCTAATTTTTCCGCTGTTAGTTCCCTGATTTTAGTTTCTTCTGTCTGGTTTATTTCGTCTAACTGAACCTTACGAGCGTCGGTTAATGCCTTAGATAATTTTCCCATAGCCGCATCTGTATCTATATCTTTAAGGTCTGGACGGGAAGCTATCTCTAATTCAAGTTTTCTTAATATTTCACCGTCAGTCTCGTATCCATCCTTACCTACGCTATCCAGCATTGAATTAACAATTGCGTTAAGGACACCTACATTTGCTTCAGCTTCCGTATTTCGCCTAATCCCCATTTGGTCACGGGCTTGTTTTTCTATTATTGTTTTATCTTCAAGTGATAATAGACCTTCGTATTTTGCAAACTCAGCCGCCATTTGACTTTTGAAAATATTATCGTCGTCTAAATCTACTTTAGTTGCTATGTCCATAAGATTTAAACGAGCCGACGAAAGAGCTAATTCTTTTGCTTGCTCAAGTTTTGGTGCGTACAACTTTATTAAATTATCACCCCATAACTCACTCATACCATCACGCTTCAAACTTTCTAAATTTGCTTGCGATGGGTTGTTTAAAAAGTTTTGTACGAGAGTGTTACTGTCTTTTTGAAATTTGTCCCAACCCACACGGTTTGCTTGGGCTGTAATAGATGGAAGCAACTCGTCGGCAATTAATGTTCCGTACACTTCTTTGGTCATTCGACTTGCGGTTTCTGCATCCGCTGTCTGCAATAAGTCAGCCATATAGTTTGTAGCTTCACCAGCAATTTGAATGTCTTCTAGCTTTCGCTTTCTGGTAACTGCGTCTTCTGCTAATTTCTTTTTGCGATTAAACTCAGCGACATTACTTTCCATCAAACCCCGTGTAGGTAGTATTGCACGAAAAGATTTATTGTTGCCAGCTAAAGACTTGGCATAATTTTCTCTTTCGTCTGCACTAGCCCCAGGATTAGATTGCACAAAGCTTGCGTAAAGGGCAGCATTTTCTTTTCTTCTCGCCGCAAGGTCTTTTTCACTGTCGCTGTAACCTTGCTGAAAAGCACCAAAATCTATCATTGCGTTATCCTAGAAATTATTCACCGACTTGTAGTTAGACCACCAGCCGCCTAAACCCTTTGAAGCGGAACTAGCCATTGTCTGTTGATTAGCCGCCATTGTACCTAATGCACTAACTGAGTTTGAATTTGAAATACGAGCTTGCCCATCCGCTGAATACGAATAAGGTGCTGTAGATAAATCAAGTGTTTGGTTTATAAAGTCATTAGCCACAGAATTTTCTGCACCAACCAAGTTTAACGCATTAGTATAATCAGATAATGCAGTGTTATTTCTCATACCTTGTAGTGCGCCAATTTCCTCTATATTTCGTCCACGCATTGCTTTTTCATTACCGTAGAAATCTTGACCGTACTGACCGCCACGCAAGTCATTGTTCAATGTAGTCGTGCCGTAATTCAATCCATCAGTAACCAAGTTTCGAGCCATATTGCGTTCTGCATTAGTCATGTTCTGTTGGTTAGATGCCGCTTGCTGTAGACCAGCGATGTATTGCTGTGCATCACCAACGGCTGCAAGCATGTCACTGTTGTAAGCTTCACGGGCTGCATCCTGAGAGGCCCGTTCCATTTGAATGCGAAGGGTGGAGTTTTCCATACCTTCGGGAATATTAGCAAGTGCTTTAGAATACTGTCGGTTTAATGCACGTTCAGTATTTTGATTGCGAAGGTTTTGGAAAGACATGGCAACCTGATCTTGAAGTTGTGCATACTTCAACGTATCTGGCGCGGTCATTTTTGCTTTTTGATCTTGGAAGTAAACTTCATCACGACCTTGATTTAATTTTACATCCGCAAATTCTCTGAACATGTCTTCCATGCCACGAAGTCTTGCACGGTCAAAATCCGTAAGATTATCAACCTCTCTACGGTTTGCAGCTTCTTCGGCTGCACGATTTTCAGAAACAAAGTCGTTAAACTGATTTACCGTCGAAGGGGTAACTTGCCCAAAGTCTCCATAAGTTGCCAATAGACGCGAAAGATTGTCTGACATAACAGACGACCCTTCGGCGTACAAATCAGCAACTTCCTGATTACGAGCAATGTCAGCATTTATTTGTGCCTCAGTTAAATCGTTTAGCCTACTAGCTTCGCGTGATGAACGAATGGCTGAACCTAAGTTCAGCGCACCCATTCCCAAATCAATTACGTCTGCCCAACTCATTCGGGTATCTCCTAAAAGTTATCGAAGTTACCCCCAAAGCCAGCACGTCTACGGCGTTGGAAACCACCCGTGCCAGCTAGTGACGCATTTCCGATTGGTACGTTCACATAGCGAATTTCGCCAGTATCTTTATCTCTGACCGCCCGTCTTTCATATACACCGTCTTGAGACATAAATGTTGGTATAGGCTGTCCAAAATAGTTTGGCTGTGCAGCAAAACCAAAAGCATTCATGTAAGCTAATGGATTATAGTTGCTTGAGTTTTGATTACGCATAGACTCGGCAATTAACGCTAAGATTTCTTCTCGCGTCATACCTTCAGTGTCTTGAGTAGAACTATTGGTTAGCAATGCAAGTTGCTGTCGAAGATTAGCAATCTCCGCTTCTAAAGAACTTATCAAACCATCATTGTTCTGATCGGCAAAACCATCATTAGGATCATTAGGATCAACAGGATCACCGCCACCAGTTCCTTCACCAGTTCCTTCTCCCGTACCTTCTCCCGTACCTTCGCCAGTACCCTCACCTTCACCAGTTCCAGTACCAGTTCCAGTTCCCGTACCAGTTCCCGTACCAGTTCCCGTACCAGTTCCCGTACCAGTACC